ATCTTCTTTATTATCACAGAAGAAACTTTCAATTAATACTGCTGTAGGATTTGAACTATTTAAGATATATAATCCTTTATCTAATTTAGCTCTTCTATTTCTAAATACTGTACCTAGCTTATTACATATTCTAGTTGCATATTCTAAACCTTTATTACTATAATATAGAACTTCTGAACCTTTTCCTTGACCATCACTTGCATTTAGATGTAGTTCTATAAGTAAATCATATCCTCCACTATTAACTCTAGGTATTTTATAAGTCTTTTCTTCTGCTTTAGTTTTAAACTGCTTTTCAGGGCATATTATTACATCTGCCTTATGACCTTCTTTTCTAAATGTATCTGCTAATACTGGTGCAAGAGATTTATTGTATTGGTATTCGTTAACTACTCCATCAGCAGAAGTGCATGCACCACTTTTTAAAATACTGTGTCCTACTGTAATACATATTTTCATTATTTATTTTCCTCCTTCTTTTCAATAAAAAAACACTTACATATAGTAAGTGTTTATAAACTTCTTAAAGTAACTATTTTATTTAGCCAATATCTCTATCCAATTATTAGGAAAACCAATAAGCTTTAAGTCTATAGAATTATTATAATCATTAATTAACTTTTGAAGTTTTATAAAAAAACTATTCCAAATTAATTTATCCATAGTCAAATGCTTCATAGCAAGTATATAAGAAAATATCTTTTTATTATCCAAGTTATACTTTTTATATTCGTTTTTTATTGTTATAATACGGAAATTATTATTATATATTCTACCATAATGAGCGCATTGATTTCTGACCTGTGTTAATGATTGTAACCAAGATTTAACTAATAAAGTATTCACTCTACACAAATTATTTTTTATGTATCTAGTATCTTCTGGCAACATGTTTGAATATAATTTTTACAACATACCAAAAGTCATTATTTCCGTTGCAACCCAAATGGGAAGTTTTCCTTTATATTTTTCTTTATGGTGTATAATAAAAAGCTTATCTGAATTATTATTTTTTTCTCTCTCTAATGCTGTCAAAAAATTAATATAGAATTTTTCATCTTTGAAACTCTCCCTTTATAGATATCCACAAGCACCATGTTTAATTGCTAATGTATATGCAATGTATGTCCTAAATGCTATTTCTATGCTCCCTAACAAATCTGTTAATAATATCCTAAATTCCTTATTAAACCTATATATATCATAAACTTCTTCAAACGTAGTTCCTTCTTTATATGAGCCATCATCATTCTTAAAACTTAGAAGATATGCTGTAAACCTATAATAATTGACATTACTTAATACAAATTTAGCATCTTCTTTATCATTTATTATTAATCCTCTACTTTTTAAAATATCTATTTGTTCATCAAATGTTTTTTCTTCTTTTACTTCAACCATTGTTTTCACCTTTTCATAGATATACTTTTATATAATAAAACCCACCAATTAATATTAGTGGGTAAATTTATCTGTCCCGACTATTTGAGCTATAAAAGAAGCTTGGCGGGTTCCTTCAAAAATCAATGTCCCGTATATTTGAGCATATAAATGCTTTACGAGTTCTGTACTATTATTATATACTTATTAGCTATAAAAGTATACTCTATTTAATGAAATTTTTTAAATTTTTGTGAGTAATAATATTTTTGTTAATTTCATTACTTTTCACCATCCTTAAACTGTTTGTAAGTTTGATTTACACCTATTGCAACTCCCCAACAAATTACACCTTGTAAGACTGCAACAGGATTTAATCCTAGCATCCATATTGAGAAACCTATTCCAAGTATCAATAACACTACTGGAATGTATTTATTATCTAATTGTTTATATTTTTTGCAACCTGCTCCTATAACATAAAGAGCAGCTACTAAAATTAGTAACTGCTCTGGTATAAAACTTATTAAATTATCCATCTTTTATTTTCCTCCAATTCTATTTATAATTTCATCAATTCTAAGATGTGCTTGTTTTGTACTTGCTTCTACTTTTGCAACTCGTTCACTGATATCTAAGAAACTTGTATTAAACTTTGCTACATCATGCTTTATATCTCTTACATTCTCACACAGAAAAGTTATTTGTTGTTCTAATTTTGTAGTTGTTTCTGTATCATCTTGTATCTTTCTGTTTGAGCTATTTCTAAATGCTAAGTAGGATATTACAACTCCTGCAACTGCACATAATAGATTTATGCTAATTTCTTCCATACATCCTCCTAGTTTTAATAATATAATTTATTATGCGAAACAAGCAATATAATAACCTGTAAAAGGATATGGCTCATAACTAGTATCATATGAATGAACTGAAAAACCAGTTTTATTGCTGTCTATAGTAATCCATGCACGTTCAGAACCTCCTGTATTACTTCCTAAAGAACTACCACTGGGATTATAATAATATACACTTCTTCTAAAGTAAACATAGACAATAAGGTAACTTGCACTCTTGCCAAAATTAGCAGAAAAAGGATTACCATCATATCCATCAATAGGACCATATCTAATAGAATATTTGCTTTTCAATTGAGTTTCTAAATTGCTTATATTGCTCTTAAATCCTGTAATATAGTTCGCATAATCTTGAAATGTTTGTTCTGATGTAGCAGGAGAGCCGATAGCAGTTGATAAAAGTGTTTTTCCACTATCGGCTTCTTGAAAAGCCTCATCTGCTCTATCTATACATTCTTTCAATGCTCCTTCTACATTTTCACTTGTAAATTTACTTTCTGTATCTTCTATAGTTACATTCTTTGCTTCTAATACAAGATTTCTAACTTTATTAACTAACTCTTTAAAAGTCATTTAGTCACCTTCTTTCAATAAAAAAAAGAACCTACTACGCTGTTGGTTCTATTCCTTCTACTACTCCACTATTTTTTATAATATAATCCTCTACTGCTTTTCTGTATTCTGTGTTAGTTACATCATCAAGTTGAAACTCTCTATTTTTCAAAGGGTTTAACCCTCCATTTAATATTCTTTCTGCTAATATTCTTACCACAACATTATTTATATTCATTATAACAATCCTCCTTGTAATTCATTAGTCATAATTAATAATTCATTTTCTAATTCTTCATAACTAAGTTTTTCATCTTGTATTGGACTACTTGATAACACTAAATAATTTTCATTTAAAGTTTCATATATTTCTATAACATATAAATTAGAGTTTTCACTAATTATTTTTTCTTTTTCATCTAAAGAATTATAATATACTTGTTTTTTCATAATTTATTCCTACCTTAATATTTTTAATTCTTCTATTTCTGCACGAGCTGCATATGAACCATCTAAATTTCCTGCTCCTACAGATGTTAATAATATTTGTACTTTTATATCCATGCCATTCTCAACAATAATATCTTTTGTAAATCTTACAAAAGAAGAAGATGCACTAGGAGTATCGTCAGTAACATAAAAGTATTCTTTTCGGTTTCCACATAGTATCTCTATTTTTGCTGTTGCATAATCAGCACGCATTTTAGACGCTTTAAGTTCGCCTGTGAATCTTAATGTGCCTTTTATACTAGATACTTCATTGTAAACGATGCTAGGAGTGTTTAAAGTTGTAGCTTGAATTCTATTTTTTAAAGAAAAAATTTCTATTGATTGAAAAATCCAGTTAACTTTTTCAATCAAATTAGTAAATGTTTCAGATGATGTTGCTGAAACATTTTTAGAATTAATCGTCTCCACTAATACATTTTTTAATGTTTCTATTTTTGTTTTAGTTGTACCAAATTTATCTGTTCCAATAAAAGGACTACCCAATGCACTAGATATATTATTTTTACCAGTTTGAAAATCAGTTTGTACATTTTCTAATGCTGCCATAAGTTCCCCTAAACTAGCATTTTCAGTTAATTTTTCTGTCATATTTTCACCTCGCTTATATCATATCTATTAAATTATTCACTATAGTTATTCCTTTAGTTCTTTGACCACTTATTTCTACCATTATTTCCTCTAATACTCCATCTAACTTATCACTTGTAAATCTATCATTAGCATCTGTAATACTTATACTGGTATCTATAAGCTGTATACTGCTAATAGAATCCTCTATTTTCTTAGATGAATAAGTAGTCATTTCAGACACTCTGTTATCATCTACAGTTGCATTAATAAAATGAGTTTCTGCATTTCCATTTATCA